TGGAAGATCTGAAAAATTTCTGGGCCGGGGCCGGGGACGGGGCCGGGGACGGGGACGGGTTCGGGGACGGGGACGGGGACGGGTTCGGGGACGGGGACGTGTTCGGGGACGTGTTCGGGTTCGGTGTCGGGGACGGGTTCGGGGCTGGGTTCGGGTTCGGGGCCGGGTTCGGGTTCGGGTTCGGGGACGGGGCCGGGGACGGGTTCGGGGCCGGGGCCGGGGACGGTGCCGGGGACGGGTTCGGTGCCGGGGGCTAAAAAAATAGAAAAGGAGGACTGAATGAAAAAAGGTCAGTTATCAAAAGAAGAAAGAAAAATGATCCTTGAAAAAGGATCGACGATGACGGCTGAGCAGCTTTCGAAAAAGATGGATCGATCTGTGAAGACGATCGAGAAGACTGCGAACCAGATCGGGGTCGTACTGAAATCATGAGCATGAGGAAGTCGAATTGGGGCGAGTATTCCCCGTAATTACCCACACCCAGGTTGAGAAGTTAGGTGTTGACGAGCCGAGAAAAAGAGCGGTGGTGCGAGCGTGGTGGAAATGGCAGACATTCGGCGTGAGCTCTCTCCGGAGATTAATGCGACAACACACATTAATCATGCAGGTTCGAATCCTGCCACTCGCAGAGAAAACCCACACCATGCGGTCAAGGTGAAAGGGTGGCTGATCCCGAGTACATCGGATGTATGACAGTGCTACTAAACCCGAGGGTAAATCAAACCTGAAAGCCCGGATATGACGAGGATATCCGGGCCGGTAGGGTCGAAAGGTGAATCATGAAACCATGCCAAGATTGTAAAAAATACATGAAAACTGAAAATTGCCGAGCCTGCGCGGAAAAAGTAAAACTTATCGTTGAGCAAGTACGGAACATACTCTCTACACCGATTAATGATTCTCGCAAAGTCGAACGGCTTGAAAAAATCTTTAAAGGAATTGCGCAATGAGTAAACGAGAACTTCCAGTTCCAACTCCAGTGCAAGAGCGTCCGTACGTGGCAATCACGACGCCAGAGTACGAGGCGATCATGACCGAACTCATCTCGCAGGGTAGCCGGCTCGCCCGGATCGAGGCGAAAGCTGGAATCCTCGGCGATGTCAATACTGTGGCCGGAGTTGCGGTCTATCTCAAAGCCTCGGAACAGATGGTGCGAAAGTTCATCCATGAAAAAAAATTGACAGCGGTGAAAATCGGGGCGGACTACCGGATCACTTCACACGCTGTTTTAGAATTCATATCCAAGGGGGGATCGAAATCATGAGCGAAAAAAATGTGACCGAGCAAGAGGCAGCGATCGTGGATAAGACGATGCAGAACTATAAATTCGTTGAAGTCTGCGAACAACACGATAATTGTCGCGTTGTTTTTGATCAGTCCAAATATTCGGCTTGCCCCTTATGCGAGGCACTGAAAGAGAATGAACGATTAGATCAGGTCATTACCGATCTGAGACATCGATAAAAGGAGGAATTGATGGAAGGAACAAATGTACCGAGGGTGCGAATCAACGTGAAGCAGACTGCGAAAGGTGCGGTTCAGTTCGACATCACGGCCGAGACAGGGAATGTCGAAGAAAGCGCGAAGCTTCTCGGGGATGCGATCGATCAGACGAAGAAACTCGTCACCGATCGCGGATACGCACTATCAAGCGGTGAGTAATCCCCGGAATAGAGGGAGTCGGCGGGAATCGCTCTCAGCCGATCCCCTCTCGGATCAAAGGGAGGAGAGAGCGACGCACTGCCCAGTGTGCTCCTCCCTATTTTTATCACGAGAGGAGATTGAAATTATGGAAAATCAAAACTTACCAGCAGTCGTACAGGCTGCAATCGCGGGACAGGGGATCACGCTTCAAAATGTGAACCTCATGCTCCCAACCCAGACCTTCGGTGAGATCATCGGTAAATACGACAAGATCAGTTTCGAACTAGTCAAGATAGATGCAACATCTAAGGATGTATACCAACCCGGAAAAAAAGGCGAATACGCTCTCGGGAAGCGGCCACTGATGAGTATTGCCAATGCTCTCAATATCATCTGGGATCCCAAATACACGGGGATCGTTGAGAGCACGCCCACCAAAGCCCGAGCGAAAGCCACGGGCATCCTGAAAAAACCGAACGGCGAATATATCAGCCTCACCGATGAGAAGACCGTCGACCTCACTGCGATCGAACGCGAGCAGCGCCTCGAAGCTAAAAAAGGAAAAAGTGAGTGGGATGACGCACAGAAAAAGTATGCATACCGACCCTGGAAGGATAACGATGAGATGGAAACAACGATCGAGAAGGCACTCGTCCAGGTCAATAAGTACATGCACGAAATTGCCATGACGAAGGCGAAAGAGCGGGTGATTCGGCAACTCATCGCGATCAAGGACATGTATACGTCGGCGGAGCTTGCGAAACCTTTCGCGTTCCCGCACGTGACCCTTGATGCCGAGAAGATGCTACAGAATCCGGCTTTGAGAGATGCCGCGATCGACAAGATGACTGGGAGCGCGCGGTCTATCTTTGGTAACAGCGACCACACCCCGGAGGATAGGCCACAACTCACAAACGGAAACACAATCACCGGCTGCGCGGAAGATGTGACGGAAGGTGAGGAGGTTGATCTTTTCGGTAGCGCAATTTCCACCGAGCAAGAGGAAGACCCAGCCGAAGCCGAATACAAAGAACTACGGAGTTATCTCGTCAACATCTGTCCCCAGCTCTCGCCATCGAATCAGGCCGGACTTACGGCGTGGATGCAGACGAAAGCATTCGAGGATATCGACGAATTACGCGCGATGAAGACAAAGATCAAGGGCGCGATTGCAGGTAAGAAAAGAGGCGCGGAATGAGTGTAAGAAATTCATTTGTCGAAACTTTTAGCGAAGACCAGGCCATGAGAATTGAACAGGCCGCATATTACCACCTAAACGGAATCAATTCCGCAAACAAAGGCAGCGACCCATTTAAGTGGGCCTGCTTAATCGTGATCGGCTATCAGTGTGTGGAGAAATACCCGAAAGACCATTCAATCACAGTCTCGCAAGATGATTTCAAAAAATGGTGTCTCGAACATGGGGAATTAGGCTCACATGATGGAGATTGCGATTATATCGCCTTGTTCTGTGGCATGTACAGCGAGTACATCAAAGATGCGAAGGAGGCAAAATCGTGAAAATAATCCACTTTGCAGATGTGCACTATTGCCGTGAGTACAAAGATATGGCACTCGCGAGTCTACGCGTTCTTCTCGAAACTGGGAAGCGCGAGAGGATCGATCTCTGGGCGTTACCCGGGGATTTATTTGAGCGTGGCATCCAGAACTCGGATCGAGACGGGTTCGGGGAGTTGCTCGACATCATCCGACAGATGCTCGACCTCGCTCCGATGGTATGCGTCCAGGGAACAATGACCCATGACGTGGTAGGTTGCTATGATGTTCTGACTCGAATAAGCGCTCTGCATCAATTCATCCTCTTACAACCTGGAAAAACTTATCGATTAACAACAGGGGAAGATCACGATGAAAATCCTATTACGTTTGTACATGATGAGGATACCGGAAATGATTCGGGAGACCTGCTCATTCTTGGAATGCCCGAACCCTCGAAAGCCTGGCTACTCGCCGGCGAGAACGGAATCGGAAAAGACGAGGCGAATGCGAAAATAAAACAGGGATTGCGAGACATTCTTCTCGGGTATGGTGCCGTGAGAAAAAATAATCCCTCAATCCCCTGCCTCATGTTGTATCACGGTCTCGTCGACGGCGCAAGCACTTCGACAGGACAAGCTCTCACCGGAGATATCGGGATCAGTCGCGACGATCTATCGCTCGCGGGTGCGGATTATTACGCGCTTGGTCATATCCACAAGGCGCAGCAAATCCCCGGACTCCCCGCGTATTATGCGGGATCAGCGTACCCGACAGACTGGGGGGAGTTGGAGCAGAAACAGTTCAATGTCGTCAATATCGTTGGGGATGGTGATCCGGATTGGAAATCCTTCGAATGGGCATTACAAATCCAACGTCTTTCTTTCCCGCATGCACCGAGGAAAAAAATCGATGCAACATGTTCTGATCCTGTTACCATCGAAAAAGTTGATGGATTTCAGGTTTGGTGGTGTGTTCGAGATTTCCAAACGATCAAAGATCACGTTGGAATTCTCAATGTTTCCGACTTGATTGATGCAGGAGCTCTACCTGGATCTCGTGTTGATTTTACTCCGATTCCAACGGAAACCGTGCGCGCGATCGAAATCCAGGGTGTGAAATCACTCCCCGAAAAAGTTGAAGTTTGGGCGAAAAACTCAGGACTTGAGGTTCGTGAGAGCGTGCTTGAGAAGGCACGACAACTCGAAACCGAGGCAAAAAAAGCCGGATATCTGCCGCAACCTCACGCCTGGAGGCTCCGGAAGGTCCATGTCCGCGGCCTTAAGGGGATCAAGCGCGGCATGGGGATCGATGATTTCGAGATCGATTTTGACCACTACGAGCAGGGTCTCATCGCACTCGTGGCCGAGAACGGAACCGGAAAAACCAGTTTAATGACGAACTGCCACTTTTTCACCTCAGTTTTGCTCTCGGGAGGAAAACTCCAAGATTATTTTTGCCTCCGGGATTCGCAACGTGATGTCTATGCCACTGATGAGGTGACAGGGATCGACTATTACGGGCAAATGCTCATCGACGGGAAAAACAAATCCGGAAAGGCAGAATATTATCTCTTTAAGGGCTCGATCGCGCAAAACCAATGGAAACCGATCTCGAGCGGGAAAAAAGAGGACTATGAGGCGAAAGTTGCCGAACTCTTCGGGTTGGAATCGATCTACCTGCGATCAGCCTTCATCCCCGCGGAGCCCACGCCACAGAGCCCCGACCTCGGATACATCGCCCAGGGCGAGAAAAAACGCATCTTCTACGAACTCTCGGGCATCGGATTTTATTCAGCATATGTAAAAAGCATTACCTCACGGGTAAAGGAAATCCGGATGCAGCTCGACGCAGATGAAGCGACAATCACCGCGAATCAAGGTCTACTGGAAAAACTCTCTGATCTCGAACAGGAAAAAACAGAACTCGAAAAATCTATTAAATCCGCGCAGAAAGAACTGACTGCGCATGAACTCACGGGAAGGAATCTGAAAATCACGCTCGATCACTTCGCCGCAATTGTGAAGGCGAATGGGGAGACTCAAGCAAAAATCGATACTTTGATGAGGGTAAAAGGAACGGCTTATTCTGAACTTGCAAATCAGGATCGGAAGTTACAAACCGCGAAATCGTTCTCCCTACCGGTTGGGATTGAGAGTGTGACTGAACTTGAGGAGCAAATCCAATACCACGCCGAACTTGCGCAGAAAAAGAATGAACTGGAATCGCAGAAAAATGAAGTCGATCGCCACAATCTGGAAATGAAAAAAATTGAGAATGAAGTCGCACAACTGCGGGAGAAAAAACAATTTCTCATCGATCAGGTGGGAGATTTCGACAGAATGCTTGCGAAAAAAATTACCTGTCCAAAATGTGGAGAACAATTCGCCTTAAATCGCGAACAAATCGAAACCCAGAAAAGACAAGTTTCAGAAAAAATCTTCGATGTCGACAAGGAAATCGAAGAAAAACGCCATGCTATCCAATACGTGAACTGGAACGTGGCACCTCTCGAAGCCGTGAAAAAAGAACTCTATGGTATCGATATAAACCAACTCATGAAAATCGCGGGACAAGCGAAAACCGTCGAGCAGGATCGCGTCAATGCCGAGAACCAGATCAAGAAACTCCATGCGAAAATCGATTCTCTCACGAGCGAGATAGAGGAACTTACGATCATTCTCGACTCCGAAGCCGATCGACTCTATTCCGAAACCTCATATAAATACGAAACCGAGCGCCGTAAGTGGAGCGATAAGAATGCTGAGATTTCCGGGCTACAAGGGCGTATCTCGGTGCTCGCGAAAGAGATCGAGGAGAAGAAAGTTAAGGTTGTTGAAATCGATAACCTAAAGACCAAGGTTGAGAAAAATAAATCCGAACTCTGCGACTGGGACTTCCTCGCCGAAGCCTGTGGGATCGACGGGATCCCGGCGCTCGAACTCGACGCTGTAGCGCCGGAGATCAGCGCAACCGCCAATGAACTCCTCGCCGAATCGTACGGCCAGCGTTTTCAGGTTGAATTCAGGACAACAAAAATCGCAGGCACGGGCTCGAAAAAGAAGCAGGTAGAGGATTTCTCGATCTGGATCAAGGATGCTTCTGATGGATGGGAGCAGGAGTATTCGACGCTCTCAGGCGGAGAAAAGACCTGGATCAAGAAAGCGATTTCCGACGCCTTTGAGATTACCCGGGCTCGGAATACTGGCGTGCGTTTCCTGACCGTGTTTCAGGACGAACTCGATGGAAAGCTCGATCCAGAGCATAAGCGCATCTTCTTCCAGCAGCTCGCGAGCACTCACCAGCGCACAGGGCGACATCACACAATACTCGTCACCCATAGTGAGGCCGCGCAGGAGCAGATCGTACAAAAGATCGAGATGAAGAAAGCGGTACCGATATGAAACCAGGCAGCCCCGAAGCAGTTAAAAACGGGTGTATTTGTGATCCCATAGCAAATAAAAATGGGAAAGGCGAGGAATGTCTAATAGGGAAACGGAAACAAATAATATGGTTTCGACGCGCCAACTGTCCGGTTCATACACCATTAAATGATAACTCCTTCCGTGTGAGGGATCGAAATAAATCAAAAGAGGCCGGGGATTAGAGACTGATCGAAGCGGCCTGAATACCATACAGGCCGCATCTTTTAAAACTGGAGATTTAAAAATGAGAAATGGGATAATTGAACTTGATAGTCAATTTGGAAAAGAAATCGGATTTACATCTGATAAATTCGTTGGAAGTTATTTGTGGCGGATTGGTAAATATATTTGGATATCCATGATTATTAGCAGGCAAGAAAAACAAGGGAATGTCAGAACGTTAATGGACAAGATAAATGAGAAAGGATTTCTTTTAAAGGTTCCTACACCATCGACTCGGATGCAACATATCTGTGAGGAACGCGGGATGAAATATGTTTTGCTTGATAGAAAACATGGAGTCTTCGGAATGATTCAAGAAAAGGGAGATTTAAAAAAATGAGAAATGCAATATGTACTTTGATTTTCGTATTTCTGATTGTCGGTTCATTTTTGGCACTTCACGGTTATGTCAATGATACCGAAGCGATTCGGTATATACGGCCTTCGATTTTCACGATGAACCTGATCGCGATTTGCACCGGATTTTTCATCGCAGGTGGTCTCGGGTTCGCGTCCACGATCGTGGCGGCAGAACTCGATAAATGGAAACGTAAACAGTCACGGAGAAAAAAAACAGAACCGGTTGAGAAACTGTCTGTATTCGAGAAAACGAAAATCGGAAATCGATGAAAAATAAAATCTTACTGGGCGATTCGCTTGAAATACTCAAGACTCTGCCGGATGAATCGGTGAATTGTTGCGTGACTTCTCCTCCCTACTGGTGTTTGCGTGATTACGGGATTGACGGACAGATCGGGTTAGAAGATACGCCGGAGGAATATATCGAGAAGATTGTAGTGGTATTCCGCGAGGTCCGGCGCGTGCTCAGGAAAGACGGGACGCTTTGGCTCAATATGGGCGATTCTTACGCTTCCGGAGCGAGTGGCCGCGGCGATTGCGCTTTAGTCGGAAATCACGGTAGAACGTCGCAGAAACATTCCGGAGAACGAAAGCCGCGGAAACTACCCTCGGGAATGAAGCCTAAAGACCTTTGCGGCATTCCCTGGATGCTTGCTTTTGCTCTTCGTGCTGACGATTGGTATTTGCGTCAAGATTTGATTTGGTCAAAACCGAATCCCATGCCCGAGAGTGTGAAAGATAGATGCACAAAAAGCCATGAATATATTTTTCTTCTCTCAAAATCTCAACGATATTACTATGATTACAAAGCGATTCAAGAGGATGCTAAATCTATTTCAAATTCTATTCCTGATGGTTGGATGCAATCAAAAGGATCTTATGATGTAGTCGAATTTTCGCGGCGCGGCCGGACCGAAAAAAGCGCATTCACTCGCAGAAAACAATATAATGCCTCACAGGGAGGCGGTGGGACATCTTTTCTCGGCCACTCTGGCAATTATGATGCAGAAGGAAATCTTATCGGAAATAGAAGGGCGAATAAACGCAGCGTGTGGACCGTCTCTACACAACCGTTCAGAGATGCCCACTTCGCAACTTTTCCGGAGAAACTTATAGAGCCTTGTATTCTTGCTGGGTGTCCTCCAGAGGGGATAGTACTCGATCCATTTATTGGAGCGGGTACAACTGCCATAGTGGCGCGAAAGCTGAATCGTAATTTTTTTGGGATCGAATTAAATCCCAAATATATAGAGATAGCAATGAATAGGTTGCATAATGAAATACCACTTTTTTTATAAAATTGGAGAAGGAAATTAAATGCCTCGTAAGCTCGGGGATACCAACCATGGCGGCAACATTGGTATAGGCTCGAAAGAGGTCGTATTCTATTCGCAGCCGCGCCTTGAGGCATCGATCAATATGCTCCTGACCGTGCGCAGGGATCGCGAGAACCGACGCTACAAGCGTGAGATCGATTGGGAAATTAAGAATCTGAGGGAGCGGATCAAAGAGAATCCCCACAGATCGAAAAGTAATTTAATAGAGTAACTGGGAGGGGAATGATGGCACAAGGTAGATTTTTATCAAAAAAAGTTTCAGTTGATAAACGCCTTCATGATCTTTCGAGTGATACCAGTAGACTCGCATTTTCGTGGGCAATTACTCATCTCGATCGTGATGGCCGAATTCAAGGAGAACCCTCTGTTTTAAAATCGATTATTTTCCCGCGTCGGGAAGATATAACGATTGATGATATGGAGTATTTTATCCGTGAATGGTACTACTCCGGCCTAATCGTTTGGTATGAGGCTAAAGGTGATAAATGGATTTTTTTCCCCGGATTTAAAGGGGAACAGATAGGAATGAGATACGAGCGGGAACCTAAATCTTATATCCCAGATCCCAAAAATGGGAAATTATTTCCCAAAATTAAGCCGGAAGATTTCCGGAAGATTGCCGGAAACCATCCGTCTGAAGTTAAGTTAAGTCAAGTTAAGTTAAGTTATATCACGCGCGGCGGCAAAGAGCCGGCGGAATCCGAAACGGAGCCTGATATTTTTCCGAAAGTCGAAAAATCTGAATCCGAGCCTTCTACGCCTCCGCAAAGCTCCGGCGTGGAATGTGTTGAAAAAAAACATGAGAAAATCGAGAAAGAACCGGATCCACTTTATACTCGAGTAAAAGATTGGTTTTACAAACACAATCCCGGAATTTTCGTATCGAAAAACGATTGGAAACGGGAAACTCCCTACATCAAACTACTCATCGAGGAAGCTCGAGCACGATCTCCGACGGAATCTGGACAGCTCAATTTCCTTTCGGCGATTCTTGGCGTATTCCGCAGGATTTGCGTAGGGGAGGATAAGCATTTTTTGACGGGGAAATTACAACTTGCACCTCGCCATTTGATGGCAGAAAAAACTTGGCCGTTGATCATCGGAGAGTATGAACGGCAGAAAGGATCATCATGAGTACAGAAATAATCGAAAAAGCGGAAGCGAGTTTTTCGCCTGTCGGGAAATTATTGACTCGATCGTTCCGGGAAAAAACCAGCGACGAGAAAAAAGCGGAATGGGCGGAAAAGATTAAAATAAGAACCGAGCAATGGAGTGATATTTTCAAAGCCGCCAAACCACATAAACAGGATGAAATAATGCGTCTTTATACGGCCGAAACTGAAACAGGGATTTGCCCACTTTGCAAACATCGCTGGCGCGAGATTGAGTTTGAAAATAAATTCGGTTACGTCCATTTTTTTGAACCTGCTTGTGACTGTTATCCAAAATGTCCGAATTGTAGCAAGCATCATAGGTTCCCATGGCTGTATCAAGAATTTGTTGCGGGTCAACTTTATGTTTTCGGGTCAAATACGGATTTACGTTGCTCGCACTGTGGATGGATGCTGATCAAGCACGGAAAAAAAAGATTCGGATTGCAATACGAACTCGAACAATTTGAGGCGGATTATAAACAAGAATGGCACGAACTGTCGACGAAGAATAAAACTGGTAAAGACGAAGAATTATGAGTGAGCGCAACCTATATCAGCAGATAATCGACTATCTCACCCTCCGCGGATGTTACGTCTGGCGCAATTCTACCGGAGCTAGGGGCCGTTACCGCTTTGGGAAAAAAGGCGCAGCGGATATTCTCGGCGTGGATCCCCGAGGGCGCGCGATCGCAATTGAATGTAAGCTTAAGGATGGGAGATTGAGCCAGGAGCAAATCGAGTTTTTGTCTGAGCATCGGCGACGCGGAGGGCTGTCGATCGTGGCCTGCGATCTCGACGATGTAATTTCTGCGACTGCCGAGATGCAGTCCTTAAAAAGGAGGAACCCATGAGCGATGAACGAGAGGCGAATGTATTACCGTCGATCTGTGAAAAACATCCCGATGCAGATATTTTGCATGAATGGAATCATCATGAATATATCTGGGATGGTATGCCGCGAGGTACTGGCTATGATGCAGAACATCAATATTTTTGCAGTATATGCCGCCAAGAATTATGTAGCCCGGAAGAGTTTAAAAAGCGACAAGGAGGAGTGTGATTATGAGCGATTTTGAAGAAGCGAGAAGGAGGATGGGATGATACAGCGATATGAAGTTTGGGAAGATAACTATTACAAATGTGACGATGGCGATTGGTGCAATGCACAAGATGCACTCCTGCAAGATGTTGCGCTCGATGTGCTGGCAAAAGAATTTTCCGATATAACTCCATGCAATAACTGTCCATGTATTAAGAGATGCCAAGACACAGATGAAGACTGTGTGAGTTTACTTAAGGCTTATGCTTTCGAAGAAGCGAGAAGGAGGATGGGATGATACAGCGATATTGTGATGCGAGAAAGATTTTTATTGATGTTGAGGAATGCTATGGATGTCCTAATAATCCCGATGAATGCAACGAATTAGAAGCTTGCAAAGGTAAAGTTAAAATCGACACCATAGAGAGAATCAAGCAGCTCGAATCCGAGAATGCGGCGCTCAAAACTCGAAAGAGTTTATGTCCGGTATGTTTGCGCAAAGGCACAGAGTGTCGAGGATTTGTAGAACCTGTTATTGATTGCCCAAGCTTTTTACCAGATGGGCCGGTGGTGCCGGTAGAGAAAGGGGCAATTGAGGAACTGATTAATATTGTTTCTGAAAGTAACACAGATGAAAATAACATAAAAATGGTTGCTATTGATAAAGAATTTATAAATCAAGCCCGTGCCGAGCTTGCTTCTTTGCGTCGGCCTGTAGACAGGGATGCGCTTGCTACATTACTCAAAAAGTTCGGGCATGGTTCGTGGAGATCGTCTGCGGAATGGATAACAATTGATACTCCCATCGAGACCATTCTTGACGCAATCATGGAGCTTATAGGGAGGAGCAAATGATACAGCGATATGAAGTTTGGGAAGATAACTATTGCAAACGCGACGATGGCGATTGGTGCAAGGCCGACGACGCCATTCTGCTGGAAAACGAAAATAATACTTTTAGAAAAGAATTTGAAATATTAGAAAAAGTATATGAATCTGAATTAGCTCTCAGAGATGCAATAATTGATGTATTGATAGAAATCCAACATAGCTGCCCTGGAGAATGCGCATATGAATCTAAAGATTTTTCTTGCCCATCTGAAGGAGAGATATGTGATGAGAACAGTAAGGAATGTTGGAAAGTATACGCTCTCGAAGAAGCGAAAAAGCGTCGATAGCAGGCATGGGAATAAAAAAGCCGGATCACTCCGGCTTTGCACGTGATAAATTCCCAGGCCCGCGCCAATTTCGAATTAGTTCCAACTCCTCCATGGATAGCGGAAGCGTGAGTCCGGCCTTTCGCACTCGGTTCATGGCCGCAGACTGCGAGATATGGAGTTCGCGGGCGATATCGCGCGAGGTGTAGACGATCATGGACAAGGAATTCCCAAGGCGTAATTCATCGCTTCCTCTGCCCAATATTTCAAATTGCCTTTGGTAATTTCGTCTGCATTTAAACTGCACATATGTTTGAGTTCGTCAGGTGTCAAAACATTTTGAATTTGCTGACGATTCATTTTGTGCTCGCCTCCGCCATCTATAAAGGATTCATAGATGTCAAATCTCATGTTTTTCAATATACCCTCCTTTTGCCTCGACTTCTGACGAGGCTCGTGGTTTACGCCCCGAAGCGCCGTCACCTATTCGATAAATTTTCCTTGTGCATCACACTCTGTCCAGTCGCCATCACCTATCAGCTCTTCGTCCATACACTCGATATCTTCGATCGCATCTTCTTTCTTGACCGGCGTGATCATATCACCGTATACGACATACTCTGACTTTGACGCTTCGATCTCTTCGATAAGCTCTGATCTTGTCTTCATCTTCTTCTTCTCCTTCCTTTATGCGTTTCTTTCCGTCTCGACTTGTCCGCTTTTAAGTATCTCGTGAAAGCTGGCATAGTCTTTTTCGATCGCAAGATCGCGCGCGACTTCTTCTTCGACTGCTTTTTTCGTGAAGGCTCTATGCTCTGCCCTTGAAGCTTCGACGGCTTTTCTTGTCACTGCTACGATGATATCGAAAAAAGTATGAAGCTCAACTGGCATCATCTTTTTCCACATAGATACTTCTTCGTCACTCATCAGCGATGAAAGGTTAAGATCGGCCTCGATCTGCTTTCCAGCCTGTAACTGGCTTATCTGTGTCTTTATGATCGCTTTCTTCATCTCTCTATCTGTCATCTTCTTCTCCTCTCTCAGGGCTTGCCCCACGGGTGGCCTTAATTTCCTGCTTGCTCTCGCAAGCCTGATAATAAAAATATAACTCAAGTGAGTTATATTTGTCAAACAAAATCTACTGACATTTTTCGCCTTTTTTTAAAAAAGTTTCGAAAACTACTTAACAAATAAATAGTGCCAAAATGTCTTGACAGCTCCAAAAATAAGGTCATAATATCTGGTGAAGTATCATTTTATCCTCGGGATGGGACGAAACGAAACAAACCGGATCTAAAACTACCAGATCGCTTTATATTAAAAATCCACAGATGTATTGTCGCCTCGCGAATGCGCTTGCCAGTCTGGGACTCTTCGATTCCGAGATAGCGCCAAAGATGGGGATCTCAGAAAGAACCCTTAATAACTGGAAACAGAAATACCCCGAATTCAAAGAGGCGCTCAATGTAGGCAAAATCGATCCGGATGATAAAGTCGAGCGCTCTCTCTACGAGCGGGCTGTCGGTTATTTTTTTCCGACCGTTAAGATATTCAAGGTCAAAGGTGAACCTCCTTGCATTGTGCGTTTTATGGAGCACGTTCCTCCGGATGTCACGGCTCAGATTTTCTATCTCAAAAATCGGCGACCGAAGATTTGGCGCGATCGCCATGAACTCACAGGGGAAGGAGGTGCGCCGATTGCCATTACTTTTAGCAATCATTTTGATGGTGTTTGATCCGACCCCCAAGCAAGCCGAAGCACTTGAACTCCTGCGATCTCCCGCAAAACACGTATTTCTCTATGGCGGTACACGCTCAGGGAAAACTGCGGTGCTTGCAGAGTCGATCATTTATCGGGCTCTAAGGTATCCGGGGTCTCGTCACTTGGCGGCGCGTCTCAGATTCGCTCATGCTAAGACCTCGCTTTTCCACGAGACTTTCACGCCCGCACTTAAGGAGCTCCCATCCGCAATCTATAACATCAACAAGACAGACCATTGCATTGAATTCATAAACGGCTCGGAAATCTGGATAGGCGGGTTTGATGATGCAGACCGGATTGAGAAGATCCTGGGGCATGAATACTCAACAGTTTTTTTCAACGAGATTTCGCAGATTGACTATAAAACCGTAACGCTAGGGATGACCCGGCTCGCGCAAAATATCCCGTGGTGCATCAATAAGGCTTTTTATGACTGCAACCCACCGAGCCCGCTACATTGGTCATTCAAGCAATTTATCCTCAAACAAGACCCGAAAGATGGAACGCCGCTCGCGCGTCCTGAACTTTACGCATCTCTCAGGATGAACCCTTTCGATAATCTTTCTCATCTTCCAGAAAACTACATTTCAGATTTTCTTGACACACTTCCAGCGAGGGAGCGGGCGAGGATGCGCGACGGAGAGTTCGTGAAGACCGAAGGCGTCATCTACGACCAGTTCGACGAGAGTATGATCATTCCCGCTTCGAAGCTTCCGGCGATGGAATATTACTCCGTTGGTCTCGATTTCGGGATGAACTCAGTTGCTATTCTCTGTGGATTCGCAGGAGAAAGCGTTTATATCGTTGATGAAATCTGTCTCTACAATTCGAATGCGGCAATCCTGAATCAGGCAATGATCGAGCGGTGGAAAGACAAGAAGTATGTTGCATATTGCGATCCGTCGGGAGGAGAGCGTGTGCGGCAGATTTACGGCGGCCGCGATGCGCTTAACTCCGTAGAGCCGGGAATTGATTGTATCCGGAACCTTATGCACCGCAAAAACTTCTGGATTGTGGAAACGTGCCGAAACACAATCGACGGAATCGCAACATATCGCCGGGATGAGAAAGAGCGAATCGTCAAAGAAAATGACCACGAAATGGATGCAATGCGGTACGGGATATTCTCGCACAAAGCGGCCCCGCATTGGAGGCCCGCGTGAAGAAACAGGGATTTTTTTCGCGCCTGCTTACAAAAGCCATGACGAACATGGTCCATGCCGGACAAGCCATCTGGCGCTGGATGCTGCCGCGCACGCATTACGACTATGAGCGCGAAGTAGGACAGGGCGATCGCTCCTCCGTCATCATGGCACCGCTGTTCTGGATAGCTCGAAGGCTCGCGGAAGCGAAGTACATGATGCTCGACAAAGACGGGGAGAAGCTCGACGATCACGACATGTTGAGATTACTCAACAAACCGAATCCTTTTTACTCTGGGCGTGCTCTACGAATGGCGTCGGCGATCTCCTACAACACTGACGGAAATGTCTACTGGCTCAAAATCAGAAACAAACAGCTCAAGGTGATTCAGCTCTGGTATATTCCGCATTGGCTCATGGAGCCTCATTGGCCGGACGACGGGCTTGAGTACATCGACTATTACCGATATCAACCCGGAACCGAGCCAATCCAGATCATGCCAGAGGATGTGGTGCATATCCGCAACGGCATTGACTCGTTCAACATCCGGAAGGGTATGGCTCCGCTCAAGAGTCTTTTCCGCGAGATTTTCACCGACGACCAGGCCGCGAACTTCACGGCGTCCCTGCTTCGCAATATGGGCATTCCCGGAATCATCATCAGCCCAGGATCGGACAATGTGACCGTTGCCGAAGACGACAAACAGGCCGTCAAAATGGCATTTAAGTCGAAATTCGGTGATGACAACACTGGAGATCCCCTCGTCATGACGGCAAAAACCGAAATCAAGCAATTCGGTTTCTCCCCGCAGGCGATGGACTTGGGAAATATCAGGAACATCCCAGAAGAGCGCGTGTGTGCGATCCTCGGTGTGGCGGCGGCTGTTGTCGGGTTCGGAACGGGATTACAACAGACGAAAGTCGGCGCGACGATGAAGGAAATGCGCGAATCATCCTACGAAGATTGTATTATCCCGATGCAAAACTCAATGGCTGACGAGCTCGATCTACAACTTCTCCCAGAGTTCGAAGAAAGTCCCAACGATTTCAAACTGGATTTCGATCTCTCGAATATTCGCATTCTCCAGGAAGATGAAACCGCGCGAGTCGATCGAATCACGAAGCTTGTAACAGGCGGGATTCTGATGCATTGCGAAGGTCGGAAAGAACTCGGCTATAATGCACATCCAGAAAGCGATGATGAAGACGATGTATATTTTATTCCAAATGCCGTTACTGTTACACCTGCCTCAGAATTCGCAAAACCCAAACCAAAGGCCCCGGCCCCGATCTTCGTCCCCGGTGGGATGACTCCTCCCTCGAGCACTGATAATAGCGTCGACCCGAACAACCAGGCGACGAACACGGACTCTGGAAAGAGCGCGAAAGAGTCGCAGACGAAGAGTTGGAAAACGAAGCTCGTCAAAGAGTTCGATAGATCGTGCGCACATCAGCAAAAGCTCTTCGCGGCATCTCTCAAAAAGCAATTCAAGGCGCTCGGCGAAAAATGCAGCGAGGCCTGGAGAAGGACCGCGGAGAATCGCGGGATAACCACTCTCTCAGCAGATAAGCCGCAGACGAAAGACCCGCAGACGGAATATTATGCCGATCTCATCACAGGCGAAGTGAAGACTGACATTCTCGACTACGGCGCGCAATACATGCGGGTTGCGGTCGAAACCTACTCGATCATCGACGCCGTGACAACGCTCATGGTCAACCTCTCCGACCCTGCACAACAGCGAATCCTCAACGAGGGAGGAACTCGAAAGGGTTTGATCGACATGAAGGCGCAGACGCGGCAAGCCATTTTTGACGCACTTACAGAAGCGCGTGAATACGGACTCGGGGCGGATGCAACAGCGCGATTGATCGCGGACAAAGTCGAGGCAGGGCCCTGGGCAAGCGTGGAAACCCGATCGCAGTGCATAGCGCGCACAGAGACGAAGAATGCGCAGAATGTATCCAGCATCGAGGCTTATAAATCCGGAGGCGTCGAGCGCGTGGAAATCGTAGATGGGCAACTCCCGACGTCTGATGAATTTTGTATTTCGCGAAACGGCGAAATTATCCCAATCGATCAGGCCATGGGCCTTGATGAGCATCCGAACGGGACGCTCTCATTCACACCCGTAATCGATCTCCCAGGAGGGGAAAATGCAGCCTAAGACAAAATCATATATTTTCAAGGATTTCACATCGCAGCCGACAGGAGAATTCAAAGCGATTTTTGCAACGATGAATGTACTCGATAAGGATGGCGACATCACAATGCCGGGTGCATTTGGAAATCAGCAAGTCATCATCGGCGCATACAATCACAAATCGTGGCAGGACAAACTTCCCTGTGGTAAAGGCAAAATCTACGAAGAAGACAACAACGCAATCGTCGAGGGCAAGTTTTTCATGGATACCGAATCAGGAAAAGAAACATACCTCACGGTCAAAAATGTGGGAGCCTTGCAAGAATGGTCATACTCCCTGCCCGCAATCGATTTTGAATACAAACAGCAGGAGAATGGGCAGCGCGTGCGCGTGCTCAAAAAAATCACGGTGAACGAAGTTGCCCCCGTGCTTATGGGAGCAGGCGAAGGAACACAGACGGTCGATATGAAGACCGCCTTCGGCTCACACTCCACGAAAACCGACGACGGGAAATGGGACGCCGGAGCACAGAAGAAGAACGTCAAAAGCGGTGAAGCCAGATCCTATTACGCCAAGATCTACGCCTGGTATGATCCATCGGGTGACGACGGCGTAAAATCATCTTACAAATTCATACATCATTTTGTTGACTCGGACGGAACCCCGGGAGCTGCGAGCACAGTCGCTTGCAGCGCGGGGATTGCGATATTGAACGGAGGGCGAGGGGGAACGAAAATCCCTGACGCAGATCGAAAGGGAGTTTATAACCACCTTGCCAAACACATAAAAGACGCAGGGAAGGAACCACCCGAATTGAAGTCTTTCGATTCCGAAGGAACTCGACTTAAACTCGCTGATCATCTTGAAGTGTTGCTCGCAGACATCGAGGAAGCGGCGGAGAGAGTCGAAGACCTGGGGGAATTGAGAGACACAGAGGGGAGGCATCCTTCGCAAGCGACTCTGAAGCGTATAGCCGTTATAAAGACCGGATTAGATGATCTCTCTCGCAGACTGGGAGCGGTCGAAGAAAAACACAATGCGGTCTATAGCGAGTTTTTGCGCTTTCAAAAATTGATAACAGGGAGGGCAAATTAAATGCCATCAGCAGAATTGATCAGAAAGAGAAAAGAACTCGAAGCGAAGCAGGACAAGCTCGGGCAGATTTTCAAGGAAGCAGGTGACGAACTCGACATGACGAAAGTCAAATGTATTGAGGGCGACGATGCGGCCAAAGTCGCGGAAATCCGCAAGATGAATGCCGAGCTCACCGACCTCAGAAAGTCGGTTGATGATCTCGTTGAAGTCGAGAACGCCAAGAAAGCACTCAAGACGCTCAATGACGAGTCGAAGCAGGCACAGGGAATCCCTCAGCCGACACAGAAAGGCGCAGAGGAAGAGATCGACATCGGCAAGATGTTCACGGATTCCGACGCATACAAGGGATACATGAAGGACAAGACAAAAGGGACATCGACCCTGAATATCCCGATGAAGACTGCATTCACCACATCCGCAGGATGGGCTCCGCAGTCGATCAGGACTGGGATCGTGATCCCTTACGCCACAAGGCCGATTCGAATCGTGGATATTGTGCCGGGTGCGAAAACCAACATGGCAGCGGTCCTTTTCATGGAGGAAACGACTTTCACGAACGCCGCGGCGGAAGTCACGGAAGCGAACTCTATGGCATCCGAGGAAGCGGCTCTCGCGCTCACAGAGCGGAGCGTCACAGTCCGAAAAGTGCCCGTGTGGATTCCGGTCACCACGGAACAGCTTGAGGATGTGGAGGGAATCCAGTCCTATCTCCAGAACAGGCTAGGATTCATGATCCGGCAGCGGCTTGACTTGCAGATGCTCACAGGCGATGGAGTTGCCCCGAACATGACGGGAATCCTGAACAAATCCGGTATACAGACCTTCTCTCGCGCAGGCGGAGACGTGTTCGACGTCATTTACACCGCAATCAAAAACGTGCGCACGATCGCGTTTGCGGATCCAAACGCCATCGTCATGCATCCAAACGATTTCCAGCAGGTGCGGCTCATGCGAACCGACAGCGGTCTCTACATCCTCGGAAATCCCAACGATCCCGGCGTCACCAGAATCTGGGGACTGCCAGTGGTCGAATCCACGGCCGAGACCGAGAACAGTGTCGTCGTCGGCGACTTCGCCAACTTCTGCGCGCTCTACGAGAAGAAGGGCATCGACATCCAGATCAGCGACAGCCACGACACTTATTTCATTTATGGCAAGCTCGCAATCAGGGCGGAAGTCCGTGTTGCGTTCGTCATGTACAGACCCGCAGCGTTCTGCGTGATCACTAATTTCTAAGCGAACAGACGCTACATCGTAGCGTTAAAATGTTAAGGGCGGCTAATCCCGCCCTATTAAAATAAGGAGAATACAATGGGTATTGGAGCTTATATATCAGGGTTCGAGGTAGTGGATTATCATACCGAAACAGCGACAACAGTTATCGACGAAAAGATTCAGGCACACGACGGGCAGCGGCTTGCGCTGATCTCGCTTGCATATCTTTCCGGTGCAACTGCTCATAGCATTTGCTTCCTGTATGCGAAAGATGCCGCGGCATACCCCGGAAGTTCGCGCAACACAACGAGCGCACTGGCAGTCTCAGGACAGGCAGTGATCAACGTCACAACCACCCCGAGGGATACAGCAGGAAATGCAGCGGCAGCGTCGGACATCGTAGCCTATCAGCTCACGGACGGGACATGGGAATTCAACACGATTTCATCGGTCGCAACAAAGGCAATCACGCTCACCTCGAACATCACGGGAGTTGATGCAGGAGCAGGAGCAACCGCAGTTGCGGCAGGCGCGAAATTCCTCATCTTCGGAGTCGTCGGCGATGGTACATATCTCAAACTCAAATCGACTGCGAGCGTCGAGACGGACTGGGGCGGCGCGAAGGGCGCACCGTCAATAGTGCTCGCACACCCCTACATCGGGGAACCGTTTTACGTCACAATCGACAACGCGACGAATCAGGGGTATCTCGAATACGCGATTTTTGCGCACATCGACAAATAACAATCCGGCGGGGAGCAATCCCCGCCTATTTTGAAGGGGGAACTTATGACCATAACAGCACCGGAGCGGATCTACTACAATTCGGCAAAAACCGCTCTCGTAAAAGAGGGTGACAGCGCCGCAAAGACACTCTATTGCAAAGTCGGTGATGTCATCAGCGCCGCCGATCTCGTCACCTGGAAAGCCTACTTCGAATCATTCGGATGGATCGGGGCGACCGAGGCTCAGAGCGCGCCCATACAGGTCAAGAGCATCCACGTAAAACACGATGATGCCTCCGGGACCAAAAGGATCGATCTTCCCCCGCGAACAATCATCCAGGATGTTTATGTCCAGTGCACAGAGGCGGCGGCGGGAAGTCCGAATGTGGATTTCGGGGAATTCGGAGGGGACACCGACGGGATCATGGACGGACTCGGACAGCCTGAGATTTGCGATCTCACGAGCAATGTGTTCGATACGACCCCAGATTTCAAGGGACGCGGCGCGCTCATCACGAGCACCAACAATGACGACAATCAGCGCATCAAGGCGAGGCGATACTATCCGAACGGCGTCACGCTCACGAATACGCTCAACAGCGCCGGGACTGCGGGAGAATGGACGATCCACGTCCTCTATATCATCCTCCCGGAAATCAAGGGGGTATAAATGCGGATCACAGAGAGATTGTATCTCACAGAGGACAGAAAGAGAATCGTCAAAGAGAATGATCATACAGGTCGATACCTCTTTGCTGTTCCCGGAGACGACATCTCCGATGCGGAGGCGATCAAATACGGGCTCATGGAGAAAAAAGCCGATCCAGTCCCGAACATGAACGTCCATTACATCCCGCCCGACAAGCGGGTGAAAGAAGTCGAAACCAAGGCCGAGGAGCCGAAAGAAGATTACAAAACCGATGAGAACATCGGTAAAACGAGAGGGCTCGTAATAAACGATGCTACAGAGTCCGAATAAATATCCGGAATTACCGGAAAAGGAGTAAATAATGGCAGATGTAAGATTGAGTCCGCAGACATTGGCGGATACGGGTATCACCCCGAGTTATACCGGGAGTCTACTGACCACGAACACGTACAAGATCAGGAACGACGGGCGCACATTCGTGCACTTCAAGAAATCCGGTGCATCAGATTGCGTAGTCACAATCCAGACGCCGAAAACGGTAGGCGGCCTCGCTGTCGCTGAACAGACTGTCACGGTCGTAGCAACCACAGGCGACAAAATGATCGGACCATTCCAGCCGTCCATCTATAACGACGGAGCAGGTGACGTGAATATCACCCTCAGCGAAGTTACCGGCCTCACGGTCGGGGTGGTGAGCCTGTAATGTCAACGCTATCACTCGGCGAAGCCCGCGCACATATCGAGACTGATCTCAATGACGACGCGCTCCAATTGCTCATAGATGACGCGGAAGCGGAAATCACCGAGCAGGTCGGGGCGCTTGCGTCTCAGGTCGATATCTTCACGAATGAAGAAAGCTCGATGCAGTTTTTCTACGCGCGAGAAACGGACGGATTATACGTCTTCCTCGCGCGAAAAGCATCATCGATCTCGAGCATCGTGGAAAAAGTAAGATGGGGCGCGGGATATCTGACGCAGACACTTGCCGCTGATGACTATCTCTTGCGCGAGAACAACCGAGTGATTGAGCGCCTCGCATCCGGTACGAATCCACGGACGATGTGGGGAAATGTAGTGACAGTGACCTATGTCCCCCAGGATGACACGATAAGACGGAAGGCCGTCACAATCGATATCGTGAAACTCGAAATCGCGTATAATGGGGTACAGTCGGAGCGGGTCGGGAATTACTCGTCATCCTCGAAAGATCACATGCTGGAACGCAATCAGCTTATCCAGCGGCTTCGCTCGTGGAGTTTCGCATGAAAGGAGTATTTTATGAATTTGAATGACAGAGTGATAATTAAGAAATGGAATGTGACCGGTTTTATTGTTTGCATAAGCAATTCAGTAAGGTCCGGTATCCAATATCTTGTTGAATATAAGGATGAATCCGGGAGACTGGCCGAGTGGTGGACGGCTCAATCAGAAATTGAAAAAGCAACTCTGGCGGATTAAGGCATGAGCGCACGGCAGAAAATGACAATGCGTGCGGTATTACAACGCAACCGCGCCGAGAAAAATCCCGATGGTAACCCCTATGTATCGGATTGGAGAACGATTGACTCGAATCTGTCATGTTGGGTTTGGGATGAACCCAATCATACAAGATTCGGAACTCCGGTGATTATTGAGGCATGTAGACCGATGATGATTGTCCCGGTTGCGACGGATATCACAATTGACGACAGGATCGAAAGCGTGACCGATCGTCTCGGGAATCCGCTCTATGGCACAATGCGAATCGACGGAGTCGCACGACAGAAAACGCATCTCGAAGTGAGATTGTACAATGCAACTTAAATGGAACGGAGAACAACTTAAAAAGAAGATGGATATCGCCTGTAAATACGGGATCGAGAAGACGATGGAGAACTGCGTGAGGGAATCGAAACAGCTCGTACCGAAAAAAACCACGATCTTGCAGGGCTCGATACAGATGCGACCTGCGGAAAAACATCCCGGGTTCTGGTCAGGCCTCTGGGGATCGTTTCAGGTCATGTATGCACTTTTTGTCGAGCTCGGGACGGCGCCACACAAGATTTTCCCGAAAGACAAACAGGCTTTGTTTTGGCCTGGTGCCGATCATCCCGTGAAATCAGTGAATCATCCCGGAACGAAGGAGCATCCGTTCCTCCGTCCGTCAGCCGACCACCATTACCCCGAGCTCGCGGGACACATCCGGGACGGACTCGCTGCACAAGGTGGCAGTACGTGATCGACGTCTTGATCGGAGTCATGGACATACTCAAGGCCGATGCCACAATCACCAACCTTATAGGCGAAAAGGTTTTCGGAGAAGAGATACCGCGCGACGAAATCGTGAATCTGCCGTCGAAGATGATTGCAGTCGTGAGCGCGGGGGGAGTCGAGAAGAATCAGACCTCGAGCACGATCTCGGCGCGCTTCGATATCTGGTGCTACGGGGAGACCAAGTACGAGGCAAGACTGTTGAGTCGTGCCGCCTACGATGCGCTGAAAACGGTCGAGCGCGTGACTATTGACGGCATGCTCATACATTCTGTCGCGCTTTCCGGTGGCCCGCATCCCTACAGGGATCCGGACACGGGATGGCCTGCGATGATTCGAAGCGTAAGCGTCATCGCGGATGATAGATCAATAATTTAGGAGGATCAAAAATGACACCATTTGAAATTATCATCGCACCTTTTGAGGTATATCTCGCTCCTGTCGGGGAGGCCGTGCCTGCCATCGACGCCGTGCCGGCCGGAAACTGGAAAAAACTCGGGAGCAATGGAAAACGCAACATGTCTGATGCAGGAGTCACAGTCACGCACACGCAAAAAATAACAGAACACAGGACTGCCGGAACTACTGGACCGCTCAAGGTGGTGCGGACTGAGGAGGGACTTACCGCGACATTCGTGCTTGAGGACATGACACTCGAGCAGTATTCGAACGCACTCAACGGCGTTGCAATTGCAGAGATAGCGGCGGCAGCAGGAGTCGCGGGGCAGAAGAATCTCACACTACACATGGGAGCTAACGTCAGCACATACGCAATGCTGATTCGCGGCGTCTCATCCTATGACGAGAACCTGAACGGCCAGTACCAAGTACCAAAGTGCTACCAGAAAGGCAACCCCGCACCAGTATTTGATAAATCAAATGCGGCATCCCTGAAGCTGGAATTCGAAGCGATCGAGGATCCTGATGCTCCTACCGATGAGGAAAGATTCGGTAAGCTGATCATGCAGACGGCGGCAGCGACATCATAAAAAAACAAACTAAAGGAGGTTTTCCATGCTGGAATTATCGACAGTAGTACCGAGAGAGAAGATTAAAATCGACGGTATCCAGTACGATATGCTCAACGCCGATGAATTCGAACTCAAGGACTATCTCAAACTACAGCGCGAGGCAAGTCAATTTGAAAATCTCGAAGATAAAGACTTTACGCCTAAAAAAGTGAACGAACTGATGAAGGCGTATGACGTGCTACTCGAAAAGATTTTACTTGCTCCAAAGAAAGTACGCAAAAGATTATCCGGGACTCAAAAAATACAAATCATCGCTTTTTTTTTAGAAGCAAGGAAAAGAGCGGTACAAAATATCTCGAATTCATCCCCAGACTTCAAAGATTCTACGGGGGAGACCCGGAAGCCTGGCTAAGTCTGCCGATATGGGCAGTTGATCTATATGTACGAATGTTGCCACGTCTCCGAGGTGAGGAAAATACCGAGGCGTGGAAGATTGCGGCAATCGGTGCGGGAACCATGAAAGAGGAGGATCGTAAACAGTTGATCAACGGATGGAGAAATGACGCACTCGAAGGACAGCAACGCCCCAAATTATCGAAAGAACAGAGTAAAATCATGCTCGCATCTATAGGAATAAAGGTCGAGGAATGCCGGAAAAATTAGGTGAGGCGGTCTTAGAGCTTCGAACCGACAAACAGGGATACGATTCGGGGCTCGACGAAGCCAAAAAGAAAACCGAAGGACTCACAGGATCAATTCTAAAAGCTGAAATTGCTCACGATCTGTTGAGAAAGGCCGTAGAAGTTCTCAAGGAAGTGGTAATTGGCAGTACAGAGAAATTCATTGAGCATGAGAAAGCCATTAAGCAACTCGATACCGTTCTCAACTCAACGGGACACGCCGCAGGATTAACCTCAGGCGAAGTAGTCAACATAGCGGAAAGTCTTTCCAGTCTTACGGGAGTTGAGACTGATACAATTATCGGGGCGCAAAATCTACTTCTTACTTTTACCAATATCAAAAAAGATGTATTCCCGCAGGTTACCGAAACCGTCCTCGACATGTCAGTCGCTCTCAAAGAGGATTTGAAATCGGCGTGCATTCAGGTCGGGAAAGCTCTCCAAGACCCGGTAAATGGTATTACCGCACTTCGTCGAGTCGGCGTCAATTTTAATGATGAACAAAAATCGGTAATCGAAAATCTCGTAAAAACCGGCCAGCAGGCAAAAGCTCAAGCTCTGATTCTCAAGGAATTACAAACCGAATTCGGCGGATCCGCACGCGCTGCGCGTGATACATTCGGCGGTGCTCTCAAGGCGTTGCAATCCAATTTTACCGAACTACAGATAACAGGCGGATCGTATATCGCGAAGATTGGTAGGCCATTCGTCGAGCAGACGGTCCAGATGACGAAAGGGATCAATGATTTTCTGAACTCGAAAGCGGGGATGCAGGAAGTCACTGCCGTTGCATCTCAACTCGCAGGTGTTCTGTCCGTGATGTGGAAAGTAGGCGGCCAGCTCTTCGAAACGCTCTCGAAATACGCGGGGAATATTTTCGACAGCATCAAAACAGGATTTTCAGCGGTTGCAGGAAAAGGGAATGAAGCGAATGTCACCTTTGATATCCTCGGCGGTGCGCTAAAAATAATTGGAACCGGATTTTCAATTTCGGCCAAGTTCGTCGACCTCTTCATCCAGGAAATAGTACTACTGGTGAATTCAATCAAAGACACGATAGGAATTTTCCAGACATTCGGAACTGCGATCACAGACCCACTCAACGCCTCGAAATGGCAGAAGGTCGCGGATCAGGGAAAACAGGTTTTCCAAAACTTCGCCGATTTCGGGAAGAAAGCATTTTCGGATGTCGGGGGGGTAATCACCGATATGCAAAACGCTTTCAAAACGTTCACCACGGATTCGAAAAACAACGGCAAAGAAATTCAGAAGACTTATAACGATGCAGTATCTGCCATGGCAGCATCGATGTCGAAAGGCGATGCCGTTGTCAAGAATTCGATGGAACAGCAACAGATACAGATCAGGAAAACCCAGGAGGCAGTAGACAATTACCGGAAATATTACGGAAATGCGATGCAATTGATCGCAGCAGAAACCAAGATTGCAACCGATGATGCGAAAAAAGATTGGCAGGACTCATGTAACACAATTAAAACCTATGTCGATATGACCGGACAAGCACTCGGTCCAGTATTTGAGTCGATCGGTGCTGCTCTCGTGACCCAGGGTGATGCCTGGAAAAACGTCGGGAAGGCTGGCGTATTGGCAATAGCTGCGATCGTCAAGAGCCTGGGCGACCAGCTCGGAGCAATGGCAGCAGCAAAACTCGCGGAGGCGATAGCAGACAGCCTTGATCCATTTTCTTCCTGGGCAGCCCCCGGGCAGTATGCAGCAGCAGCAGAACTCGGAGCCGGTGCTGCCGCTGCTTACATCGCATCTGGGGCTATCTCAGCGTGGGCGAATTCACTGGCAAAAGGTGGGGACTTTGTGACAAACGGACCTCAATTGTTGATGGTAGGCGACAACCCAAGCGGCCGAGAACATGTACGCGTGGAACCGCTTGATTCGTCTGGCGGCGGATATGGCGGAGGGATGACCGTCCAAATCGGGACTGTCAATTCCGACGTTGATCTCGAAAAGGGGATGCAACGCGCCTACCTGAGATTCCAATCGATGTCACGGAGGTCGAAATGATCCCATACCTCATAATAACCGATGCAAACGGGAATGCGTATAGTTACCCAACAACATTCCAGATCAGCAAATGCAGTTTGAACGCATCAACGAATATGCTCAAGTATGCATATGGCAGCGGCGGCAAACAGGTCGGAGACGGATTTTATAATTACAGATTGATCACAATCGAAGGCGCTTTGATCGAGGACAACCCCACAACTTTCGAAAGTTCACTCAGGACTCTAGTATCGGCATCGCTCAGGGGCGGCCAACTACAAATCATTAGTGACAAGGTAAATCGGTATATTCAAGTCAAAGTTCCGGACATAGACTATGAATGGGAATTCTTTCAGATTTCAAAAACGCTGTCGATAATCTTCATCGCCGAATTCCCGTTTTGGCAGGATGTGACTGCACTGTCATCGGTTAATGTAATGACAGGGAATGGAACATTCACCGTCGACGGCTCAGGATCCGATTATCTGATGATGCCCGTGATCACCGTTGCTGCTGATCAGGGCGTCGACGTTCCGAGCATCAAGATCACGAACATGAGCGATGGCGGTATGAGTTTTTATTACAATGATTCCCAGTTCACCGCGGGGTCAACTCTTGTCATCGATTCCGCTGCGGGGACTGTGAAGCTTAATTCAAACGATCGCCGGATATCGCTCTTATCCAATTCTGTATTTTTAAGGTTACAACCGATGTCGAACTCGTTTGCTTATGAAGGCGCGGCCTGCACGATTACCGTGGCATGGAGGCGCTTGTATATATGAGCACTGCATATGGACGGGGAAAATATGGAGCTGGACCTTATAGCGGCCGAACACCTCCAATTCTGCCCGCACTTTATCCGATACAGCTTTGGGTATGGAGCAGGACCGGAACTCTCAAGGCCATGTATCAGTTAGGTTCGAGTCCGCTCGTGTCTCTGCAATTTTTACACAACGATACCGGATGCGCTGACTGTACAATCGAGTTTGCATCTCCGGTCGATATCGTAAAATCTGATCTTATAAAAATTAGACTTGGAATCGATCAATGGTATTATACGGGCGTGATTCGGCGTGTTCCTATTGCGGGGGTTACCACTCAGGGATATACATATACTGGGCTCGGGTACAATGATTATTTCAACCGCATCATGACCGGCAATGATTCATTTGCCACGAAGACAATATCGTATATCCTCAATTATGTGATCACGACCTATATCATTACGAACACGCCGATCAACTACAACGTCGGGAAATTGAATCCGCCTGCAATCACGGTTACCAGTCTGTCCATGCCATTTGTCTATATCAAAGATGTTTTTGACACGATGCTCAATCTTGCGAACTCGACAGGTATTGAATATCTCTACGGCGTTGACAAAGATGGTGATTTTTATTTCCAACCGCGATCGTCCAATGTGATGTCGACGCTCTTCACGGCTAATACCGGACGTTATGGGATCCCAGCGTATGAACCACAGGACACAATAGAGGAACTGACGGCACTCATCGTGCTTCGAAATGATAAAACATATTACGGCACGATCAACAGCGTTTTGAATAATGATATCTACATGGACAAAGTGAATGCTCCCACAATGTCCGATGCTGACTTACTAAATTGGGCGACAGGGATTTTGATGGATAGACAGAGAACACTTCGCTCGGCATCAATCGAATGGCCGATTACGTTTCCGGATGAGTTGAATCCCATCGTTGCTGATGGATATCTCCGAATTATGTCCACAATACCGCCTGCGCAGCAGCAGACCGCAACCTACACAACGTGTGGGGACGGAAATTGTGGAGATGGCATTTGTGGTGGTTCCGACGCACAACCATACACAACATCTGATGATACACTCGCCATTAAACAGGTCGAATATGACATCAGTACATCCGGAGCAACAAGGAAAATCGAACTCGGGACAATCCCGCTCCTGCTTGAGGATGCAATATTAAAAGTACAAAAAAAATTGCAGACTGTGCAAATCAGTTTAGGAATGTGAGGACACAATGGCTTTAACTGCAATCTATCAGAGAAATGCGATCAATCACGGAGATTCCGGAGTCTGGCTCCCTATATTCCAGGCGCTTTTTAATCGCGGAGCACTCGGGGCGAACTCGATCGATGTTACCAATAATTCCGGGGCGCTCACGGTCTCAACCGGATACGCGGGAATTGATGACGGGACGACATACGGGCAGGGCGTGATTCAGGTCACGACTGCGGGAAGCGTGAGTCTTGTGGGGGCGACCAACAATAATTGGCACGCGCTGGAATACTCCGTGAGCGGTACGGCGGTAACCTTTTATTTAACCGTGCTCGCGGGGGAAACTGACGAGTCGTTTATGTCCCTCACCATGAAAGGCTATTACGACGCTACAAAGGGCGGATACTACCGGGTGGCGACGCGCCGAACGCTCGCCTATGTGTTCATCCGCACGGCTACGCTCGGGCGCATCGTTAACACCGAGAATGGATGCAAGGGATTTCGAGGAATAACGATGATTGATTATGTTGATTCTACAGGAGCCAGAACACAAAAATATATTGCAAAATTGGATCAAGAAATCGGTGACTGGAATATGGATTCAACATCTAATATTTATGTTTATTTTAATCATGCAATTACTTATGCAAATATCAGGAAAATAGATGTAATGATTAAATATGATGCAGGAACGGAATATACTCCGTTGAATTACTTCTATGATACAACCGATCCTTCGTTGTTGAATGGTGGAATAGATTATATTACAGCTACTTATGTAATATTAAGAAGGAGAACGGGAGGACAATTTGATAGTGCGAATTTTGATTCTACATCATATAACAGAGGATATGTTTTAATCGAATGGGAAACATAATGTCACATATTACCGGTAGGATGCGACTGATTCAAGAGACAATCGCAATCCTCGAATACGTCCCAAGAGCCATTTCGATCTCTGAAGACAACAGAATGCTGAGCGGTGAAATACCACATCCATGTTGTATAAGTGCACCAAGAAGTATTCGAATACTCGGTAAAACGATAATCCGGTTGACCGTATTGCTGCAAATATGGTGCGGAAATCTCTTGAAACGACGGCCCAAGGCAACAAGAGAAAGCGAACATGCACAACAGAGCGATAATAAAAAACCTTTTCATAATTTCCTCCATAAAATAAAAGCTCCAGGGCTGCGTTACCGACCCCAGAGCTTAATACTCAATCGATGTAACGCATCTGTATTAAATATACTGCAATCAATGCCGGAAATCAAGGGGGTCGTCTATGTCTGACATAGTAATGAGAAACGCGCTGGATGGAGGAGATGATGATGTCTGGGCGCAGTATGAGCAGGCCCAGAATATTCTCGGCGGAATTGGTGCCAATACTCGCTATCTCTATCTCAGCGGAGGTACACTCTACCTGAGTCCTGGGATGATTGGAATCACTCCGGATACCTCACATTATTATGCCGTCTCGAACACGGTGGCGAGGTCGATCTCGGTAGCTGGGAAAACCGCGTCCTGTTGGGCTCAGATCGAACTCTCCATCTCTGGAGGAATCGTCGTCACTGCAATTACGAGCATGGCAGGTGAAACAAATCCTGCATCCATCCCAGCAAATTTCGCAAATAGTTATGATGGAACCAAAGGAGGATTTTATATCACCGCATCAAATCGCTGTGTTGGCGTTGTGTGGATAAATGCTGCCGGAGTTCCGACCGGAGTAGTGAACGGGATTGGTGGAATCGATGGATATGTAGGTTACGGGACAAGCGACGATGCGAATACTGTAAACTACGATTTTTTCTACATCAATAAAAATATTGGGAAACGCGTTCTGGATGTATATTCGAAATCTGCACTTTTCACAATTCCGTCCGATACACACGATAAAATAGTGTTTTGCACTTCCGGTACGTGGAATCTTACTTTCCCATCGGCCGCTACCGTTGGGTCAGGATGCGAAATAATAGTTATTCTCGGTGCGATTGGTACAGGTGTTATTACGTGCGTGAGAAACGGCACGGATACTTTTTCCGGACTAACGACGTTGACTTTGCAAGAGCAGTATAAATGCTATCGCTTCACGAGCGATGGCACGGCAACATGGATCGCGAACTCAGAACCACCGATGACAGGTTGGACATCCTGGACGCCGACAATAACCAATTTGACCGCAGGAGCCGGAACGAACATTGGCTATTATCGCAAAATCGGCAAGATGGTGCATTTCTATACGAACTGGAAATTTGCAGCAGGTGCCGCAATAGGCGGGGCGCTTACTCTTAATTTTCCGGTTACGATATCAAGTAATTATGGGCAAGAGACTCCAATCGGGATTGTCCGCATTTTGGATAGCGGTACGGCAACTTTTGCAGGATATATATTTTCTTCTGGTCTTATTATGGTCGGGAATGCTTCGGGAACATATCTCTCTATGTCAAATATAGCAAATACGGTACCGATGACATGGACGACTAACGACGAATTGACGATGCAAGGAGCATACGAATCAGCATAGAAGGGAATCATGAAAGACGAAATATTTTTTACTGATAGACAGTTCGCGACGATCATGGAACAGGTTGTAACTCCTCAAGTTGCAGCAATAACAGAATTGAAAGATACAATTAAGGAAATAAAACAGGAATTCCAATTGCATAAAACACACGACGAGGAACAACAGGAGCATATTGTACGCATCATGACGCAGGCTGATGACCTGATGAAAACGAATGAAAATTTGCAGGCGACGATAAAGGGGATGCCTGGCGATATGTATAAGCGATTCGAGCAGATCACGGAGAAACGATTTCAGGCAGTGGAGAAACTGGCTGATATTGCCAACCGAAGTGCGCAGTCGTCTATCTCGGAATGCAGGGAAGATGAACCGGCTCGGATTACTGCTTCTGTTGTAAAAGAAGTTGCAAATCAATTCCGTGAGTTTGGGAAAAAATTCAAACAGGCAAAATTGAGCCTTGGACAGATGATCACGATATGCACATTTATTTTGCTCGCCGCTGGCGCTGCCGTAGCGGGTCCGATCATGGTAAGTACGTACCTTAACGATAAAGTCGTACAGGTCGAACATGCATTACAGGAGCATATCAATTCGACGAGACAGTAATATTTTTTTGTGATATAATATACGTACCGGTAGGTATAGGAAGGGAATATGAACGAGAAAGCTTATTATCTTCGAAAACTTCTTGAATACGGCGTGAAACGGCCGGAGTTCCAAAGACAGGGCAATACGACCTACTGCAATCTTTTTGCAAAATCCATTCTTTCATGGCAGGCGGCTCGATACTGGATTCCGGATTGGCCTGTAGCCGATTTCTGCTACGACATCACCGCGATGAACCCTGGAAAATACCTGAATGAGATCATGCTCAACACTCTCACTGGAACCGAATATGACAACGTAATCAGGATGGCGGCGTCTGGGATCTCAACAGGAGGAACTCACGATCTTATTCTTCCTGAACAGCTTTCGAAATATCCTCACGAAGTTACAGAAAAACAGGCTTATGCATATGCAAATGAAGGGATCCCGGTTTGGGCGGTGTCAAAAGCGCTCCCTCCACTCGGGCATGAGGCAATCATCTGTCCCGATGATTTACCTTTTGATCCTACTATCGGCCTTCTGGAAGGGCAGGCTGGCTGGAATTGTGGGTTCTTCCGAATCAAGGAGATTTTCGGCGATATCGCCGATCTCAAATATTTTATCTTTCCCAAAAATCAGGAGGTATTTTGAAATGAACATCAATGTCAAACAGACGATATGGCTCGGTGCAGCCTTCCTCATCGTCGCGCTCATCATTTTCGTCTTCGGATTCGGAGGGATCACGATCAATCCCTATGTGGCGATGACGACAATCAGCGCACTCGTGATCGGGTTCGTCGCGATCGCAGGAGGATTCCTCGGTCTTGATCTCGCACATCTGATCGGAACTACGAGTTTCCTTCCGGCTGGGCAGTACAAAGAAGTGGACGCATGGAAGTATATTATCACGGCTTGTATGTTGTTCGCACTCTTCGGAGTTATACTCTATGTCCAGTTAATGAAGCCGGTCTTCGAACTCGGGACGCCGCTTATGACTACAGGATTCGGGGGGCTGATACTCCTCGGGGCACTCATACTCGGGGTGCAGGCCAACAAACTCGCGACTGGGATCGCACCCGAGCCAATCCCTACTACCACTTCGGCAAAAACGACATCAGCGCCATGAAAAGAAAAGCAATCGGAATTATTTTCGACGATCATCCATACAAAATTCTGCCGAATCGCGATTACGGTCTCGGCAAACACGGAGAAGTCCGACTTGTCGGCGGCCGCAAGCGACTCACGAAAGGGATGCGACAAGCCCTGAAAGAAGGAAGGTAGAATGTGGTACGGTATCATATTTTTATTTTTAGGCGCCTGTTTCGTTATCTTGATTATAACACTTGCGCTTACTACCGTAAACCTAAAAAAGTTGTGGCAATGGATTGTGGTCTCGATCCCCGCGGTTGTCGCGGCGATCGCCGGAACTGTTGCACTTCTTATCGCCAAAAAAGGCGAGACCGACTCACAAGGAGGGAAAGGTGAAACGAATATTCCTACTCCTGTTACTGCTCACGACCTTGAGTCTGGCAGCGCAGGTTTCAACCAATCAAGATGTGGCGAAAACAATAGTCAAATCATCGATGAAATCGAACGCAACACTACTGACCCAGGACATGCAAAAAAGCCTGATTGAACTGATCACGTTCGCACTCGATGAGAAGGATAAAACGATCGACTTCAACGCTGCGATCGCCATGGACTGGAAGAAGAAGTTCGAGGAACAGAAAAAAGTCTGGTGGGGATTTAGCGCGAATGTGATGTTGCAAGGACTCAATACCTCCATCGGAGGATCATTCATAATTTTATTTTAAGGAAATTTTAAATGCTAACATTTTCACAGGCACTTGAAGCAGTAAAAACAGGAAAATCCATTCAGCGCGCTGGATGGAATGGGAAAGGGTTGACGGTTAAAGCTCAATTTCCGGATGAAAATAGTAAAATAACTTTACCGTATCTATATATCGAATATCCATCAGATTCAAAAACTACTCCCGGGGCACGATGTCCGTGGCTCGCGTCTCAGACCGATCTCATGGCAGAGGATTGGTCAATCGTAGATTAAGATCGGGGCCTTTTTACCTCCTTATGGCCCTTACATCCAGAAGCCCTCTCCGGATCGGGAACCCCGGTTGAGGGCTTTTTAATCGGAACAGTCTCTACACAAAAGCCCCTGAGACATACCCTGAGACATATATAATTACATATCCAAATTGTAGATATTGGCGATTTCAATAAGAGTGTCGAGAGGAGGAGTATTTTACCCATTTTCCCATTTACCAACCGTTGAAAAACTACTCGGTTTAATATAACCGAGTTTTTTAGACAAGTCCTCAAGTGTATCTCCCTCTGCTTCGCGTGCCCTGCGAATATTCTTGGCTAAAAAATCTTTCTTATACATTAAATATAATCTTATTATCAATTTAGATTTTAAATCCAATAAAATCAAGTAAAAACAACAAAAAAAATATAAAAATATATTGACAGTTGGATTTAAAAGGAGTAATATTTGAAACATGAGTAAGAAGAAAGGTACAATAATTGATTATAAATCAGCGAAAAAGGCGGTCTATGCAAAGATAGATTACGATTTGCATAAAAGGATGAGCGTTTCATGTGCACAAGACGACAAGGATATTCAGGATTTTATAGCACAAGCGATCATCGAGAAGCTTGATCGCGAGGAATCGAAATGAGGTTCACACGGTGAGCGGGGTTGAGCCCTCCCAGGTCAAGACCTCGCTCCCTTCTTTGTCGTGCTCCCGGACAGATACGGGAGAGAAGGACGGTTCCCGTGAATTCTACAACTGAACAGCATATTACCTACGTCATGGAAAAAGTCGAACGCAATGAAAATACAATATCACAGATAAGTAAAAACCTCGAAGTTATTGCCCGAAACATGATCGAATCGAACGTGATGATCATACTCGCAATCGATCACGCTTTCGGAGGTGGCAACAATGGATGAAGACAGAATAAACATGGTATCGGTTCGGGATTTCTATAAGAAATCGATTGATCACTTTATCGAGGAAGAACGGTGCGGGCGCATCAGTAAGGATGCTCGTGATGAAATCATCCTGCATCTGACAGCGATGCATATTGCTGCAACTGCGAATCTCACACAGGACCAGTTGAAAAGAATGCTGGAGGTGTTGGGATGAAACGTTGCGAGAAGTACGGCTGCGAAAATTGTAAATGGTATTCGCTAAAAAACGCAATTGGCGGCGGTTCTTTCGAGGGTCGTAGCGGCGGAAGATGCATGAGAGCTGGAAAAAACCTGATTCGAATCGCAATTTGTCCAGGGCGCGAACCAAAACAGGATAAGCAAAAATGAAACCGATCATCGATATTCTGGTTTTGATCGCGTTCTGCATCCTCTTTGCCTACCTCCTGATCCGGGTGATCCGGTATATGCGGAAGCAGTGGCGCAATCGCGAGGTAGAGGAGTGGCAGCGGCGCCGGGCTTCGGTTAATCCGGAGTTTTTTGAAAAAGATAAGTAGTCGCACGAGTAAAAGAAATCTGCGAATAAGGAGGATTGGTACTGCGAGTACAAGGTTTCGATGGCAGGCGCATCCCGTGCTCAATAACTCGGGATGGGAGTTCAACCCTCCCCATCGAAATTCCCCGTGGCATAAGTCGAAAGACGAATAGGGATTCGAAACGATGCCATAAGTTAGACGGGTCGCGCATGACCTCGAAGCGAGAGCGAGGAAACCGTGCTCGGAGAACATGCGTAACGAATAACCTCCTGATGTCGTGGGATTATGCGACATAGCGGCGGCTGCTCCGCCGTCATTTTGGAAAAGGAGGATTTCAAATGGAGAAATCGAAAAAGGAAAATCCATATGTAGTAGTAAGAACATATTCTGCCGGTGTGCATACGGGAGAATTGGTCTCGCAGAAAGGGAAAGAGGTTGTGCTCAAAAACTCGCGCCGAATCTGGTACTGGAAAGGTGCGACTACTCTTTCTCAACTCGCAATGGAGGGTGTGAAATATCCGGATGAATGCAAATTTGCACAGCCAGTGGATTCGATAACTCTCACCGAAGCGATCGAGATCATACCATGCAAACCTGAAGCCGTAAAGAATATCAAGGCGGTCCCGGAATGGAAGATCTGAAAAATTTCTGGGCCGGGGCCGGGGACGGGGCCGGGGACGGGGACGGGTTCGGGGACGGGGACGGGGACGGGTTCGGGGACGGGGACGTGTTCGGGGACGTGTTCGGGTTCGGTGCCGGGGACGGGTTCGGGGCGGGGTTCGGGTTCGGGGCCG